GGACCTCCAAAAAGCGCCTGGTCGTCTGCAAAGGCGAAGACACCATCGACCTGGACGCCGCCGACCTGCGCGAACTGGTGCGCTTCATCGACGGCTGCACCATCGAGGAGCAACTGCCATGAGCGCGAATACCCACGACGCCGGCCGACAGCGCCTGTGCGCCGTCCTCGCGGTGGCGCCCTGCACCGTCGGTCAAGCCGCCGCCGCCGCGAACCTGCACGGCAACACCGTGCGCGTGCTGCTCGACGAACTGGCCAGCGCCGGGCGCGTCGTGCGCGAACGCGCCGGTGGCCAATATGGGCGGCCGCGTTTCGTCTATCGGCTGCTCGCCGCCGGCACCGTCGCCGCCCGGTCGCCAGCCCGCACGCGGCCCTGCCTGTGCTGCGACAAAGCCTTCCACAGCGAAGGCTTTGGCAACCGCCTGTGCAATACCTGCCGCAAGCTTGATGTCAGCCCATTCGCCCTGGCCGTCTAGGAGACCCCGCCATGAACTACGCCCGCCTCGAACACTCGCCCCGCCTCAAGCGCCTGGCTGAACTGCTCGCCGACGGGCGCGAGCACAGCACCCTCGACATCGTCCAGCGCGCCGAAATCTGCGCCGTCAATAGCGCCGTCGCGGAGTTGCGCGCCAACGGCTACGACATCGCCTGCCGCCGCTCGGGCGACACCTGGCATTACCAGCTCGACTTCAACTTCATCGCCTGACCATCCGGAGAAACCAACATGAGTACTTCCCTCGTCGACATCGAAAGCCGCGCCAAGAAATACGCCGAATCGCGCGACCGCGTTACAGCCATCGTCACTGAACTCAACAAGGCGATGGATCTGCTCAAAGGCACCGAGTTGCCCAAGCTGCGCAAAGCCATCAGAACCGCCGCCGAACACCACGACGCCCTCAAAGCCTTGATCGAGGATGCGCCGGAACTGTTCAAGAAACCCAAGACCGTCACCTTCCACGGCGTACGCATGGGCTACATGAAAGGCAAAGGCGGCATCGTCTGGGACGATGGCGATGCCGTCGTCTCCGCGATCCAGAAGTACCTGCCCGAGCAGGCCGAGGCGCTGATCCGCTGGACCGGCAAGCCGCTCAAGGAAGCCATCAACCAGCTCGACGTGGCCGCGCTGAAAAAGATCGGCTGCCGCGTGGTCGATACCGGCGAGACGGTCTTCATCAAGCCGGTTGATTCGGCGGTAGACAAGATGGTCGATGCGCTGCTCAAGGATGCGACCGAAGAGGTGGCGGCATGAAGCCGCAGTACGTCGTCTATGACAAAACTGAGTCGCTTTTCGAAAGCGTGGCCAGCGATGTCGTGACCTTCGGATTCCTGTTCGTCTGCATCTACGTCAGCCGAGAAAGCACCTTTTGGACGCTCGTCGCGGGCGGCATGTTCTTCCTAGCGCTGTCTGCGAAATTCACCGCGATTGGCTTGCGCAAGCGGAAGCTGTATTTCAAGACAAAGGCAGAGGTAATAGCCTGGGCAAACGATCTGCCGGATGACGAGAAAGTCGGCGCTGGCGAGACGGCGAAGTGGTCGATCTCGGCTATCGGGTGTAACGCAATGCCCATCCGCCCCGAGAACCGTTCGCGTTACCCGGCCAACTGGCGCGCGATTCGTGCGGCCATCCTGTCCCGCGCCGACCATCGCTGCGAAGGCAGTCCGGCGCACCCGGAGTGCCGGACAGTCAATGGACAGACGCACCCCGAGACCGGCAGCCGCGTCGTCCTGACCATCGCGCACCTCGACCACACGCCAGAAAACTGCGCGCCGGAAAACTTGCGCGCCATGTGCCAGCGCTGCCACCTCCGGTACGACCAGCAACACCACAAGCAAACCGCCTATACCACCCGCCGTGCGCGGCTTGGCATGGGCGATATGTTCGAGGCCGCCTGACCATGCCCGCCACCCGCAACCAACTCCTCGCCCGCCTGCACTGCATCAAGAAAGAGCAGGGTTGGGATGATGACGCCTACCGTGACATCCTCGAAGCCCGCACCGGCCGCCGCAGCGCGGCCGAGCTGGAAGGCCCGGAGCTGGCGCGGGCGGTGGCGGCGCTGGGCACGCAGACGCCGCCGGGTGGCCACAAACACCCAGGCAACGCGGGCCGCGACAACGAATGGGCCTTCATCGACACCGCCGCCGCCGAAAAGCGGCCCATGCTGCGCAAAATCTGCGCCATGTGCGGCGCGATGCAGGTTGGCAAGGGCTACGCCGAAGGCGTGGCGCGGCGGCAATTCGGCATCGCCCGGCGGTTGGAAATGATGGATCCGCATGAACTGCACGGCGTTACCGGCGCCCTGGCGCGGACGCAGAAATACCGCGACAAGGCCGCGCGCAATGAAAAGTAGCGACCTCGCCGCCGTCCAGTCCCTGCTGCCCTACACGGCCCAGGCGCTGATCGGCTGCCTGGGACCGGACCCGGCGGCGGCGCTGCTGGCCGCGCGGCCCGGTTGCACCATCCTGATCCCCAAGCATCCGGACAAACACCCGGCGGGCGCGAAGCGCTGGGCGGAGCTGGCCGGGATCATCGGCGAAGACGCCATGCACCTGCTGGCCAAACGCTACGGCGGCGACGTCATCGATATCCCGACCTGCAAACAGGCCCGCGACGAATTGCGCAACCGCGCCATCCGCAAGGAGTTCGATCGGCTGACGCGCGAAGAAAAGCTATCCGGAAATCAGGCCACCTATGAAATCGGCCTCAAGTTCGCGCCGATCAGCAGCCGCGCCATCGAACTGATCTGCGGCAAAGCCGATGCTGGCGACGTCGAGCAGACAGAGTTGTTTTGATGTTTAATTCAGCAGCATAAGGAGGATGTGATGAAACTGATAATTGCACTTGTCGCCGGCCTGGCTCTGACAGCATCGGCGTTTGCCGCGTGTGAAGGCGTTACCCCGGAAAAGGACGGCGTCTCATGCGCGGTCGTGCAGACGGATAGCGGCCGCGTGCTGCACCTCCAGGTGCACGCAAGGAAAGGCGATCCCGAGGCGCGCGTCGGCGCCGCCAAGGCCGCCACGCAGCGCGCCATCGAGCGCTTCATTAACGAGGGCGGCGTGTTCATCAAAATGCGCTCGACACGCACCGATGGCGTTGCAATTGAGCGTACCTGCTCGAAGATCAAGGGCAAGAAGATCGAACACTGTGGCGCGTGGTCGCCGGTGAAGGGGTAGGTAATGACTGCACGCCTGCCATAGCAGCACCTGAAGCCCCGCTCCGTGCGGGGCTTTTCGTTGGTGGGGTAGCCGTTCCCCCTGACCCGCAGCCCGCGCGCGCGCGAACATGCGCGGCATGCACCCTGCAACCGAAACCTGCGGCGCCTGCCGCTTTCTTGAGCCCTCGTCGCTCGCTGGCTACGGCTATTGCTTTGCCTGCGTGACGCCGGAGGAGCGCGCCCGCTTTCTGCCGCACTCCAGGGCGTGCATCTTCAAACCATCCCGTTACCAGGAGGCCGTCCATGCGCCTGCCCCGTCTCGCTGACTGGATCGCGATTGCCATTGTGCTGACGCTGGCCATCGGCATCATCGCGCCCCAGCAACTCCCCGTCACGCTCTACAAGCTTTCCCTGGTCAGCCTCGCCGCCGCCACGGGTTACTGGATCGACCGCAGCCTGTTCCCTTACGCCCGGCCCGATGACCTGTCGCACGACCATCAGGAAACCGCCGCCGCCTATATCCGCCGCGCCATCGTGGTGGCGGCGTGCATCATCGGCGTGAGCCTGGGGGCGTGATGCGCTTCGACAAAGGGCAGCGCGAAGAGATCATCGCCACCCTCGTGGTGGTGGTGTGCGTGCTCGTGATTGGGCTGCTATCGCAAGGGGCCGCCGCCGCCGAGCCGCCCCGCGCCGCGCTCAAATACCGCGCCGATCTGGTCCGCTCCGCGCGTCTGGTATGGGGCCTCGATGCGCCGGTGGCCACACTGGCCGCGCAGGTGCACCAAGAGTCGCTCTGGCAGCCGGACGCCCGCTCGCCCTACGCCCACGGCCTGGCGCAGTTCACCCCGGCCACCGCCGAGTGGATCGCCGGCATGGATGCCGCGCTGGCCGGCGCCGACACCGGCAACCCGGTTTGGGCGCTGCGCGCATTGGCGCGCTACGACCGCTGGCTGCACGACCGCGTGCCGGGCACTGGCAACGCCTGCGACCGCTGGCATGGCGCGCTGCGCGGCTACAACGGCGGCCTCGGTCACTGGCGCAAAGAAGCGCGCCTGGCGCAACCCGCTACCGATCGCGGCGCGATTGATGCGCAATGTGGCCAGGCAAGCCGCCATGTTTCACACTGCCGCGAAAACCTCGCCTATCCGCGCCTGATCCTCACCAAATGGCAACCGCTCTATGCGAGCTGGGGGCCGGGAGTGGCTTGCTCATGAACGTCACCAAATTCATGGGCTGGCTGACCCTGATCCTGCTCGTCGGGATGATGTTCGCCTCTACCTGGTTGATGATCGATAACCAGATTACCGGGCGCGACTACCTCGCCATGTGGACGCCGCTGCTCACGCTAGCGGTCGGCTGGTGGTTCGGCCGGCAGGGGCCGACGCCATGAACCCCTGGGTGATCCTCGCCGTCGTGCTGGCCTTTGCGGCCGGCGCTGGTGTGGGCGAATGGGACGGCGCGAAGCGCGTCAATCAGCGCTGGGAGGCCACGACCAGCAAAAAGCACGCCGCAGATGTGAGTGCGGCGCGCGCCAGGGAAACCGGATTATTCCGCAACATGGAGGGCGCCTACCGTGCGAATCAACTTGAAAACCAGAAAAACCGCGCCGCTGCTCTGGCTGCCGATCGCGCTGCTCGCGGGCTGCGCGACGACCTTGCCGCCATCAAGCGCCGCCTGTCCGGTGCTACCGGCGCAGCCTGCCATGCAGAGCTCAATACCTGCCACGCCATACTCGGAGACTGCGGCGAACGATATCGAAGCATGGCGCAAGCGGCTGACGACCACGCCGCCGATGCCCGGCTCTGCTACGACGGATGGCCACAGTGACTGACCTGTGGGACCGCGCCACCGAGCGCGAAGAAGAAATTCGCGCCGACGCCCTGGCCGAAGCGCGTTACCGGCGTGAGCGCGAGCGGTCGCGCCCGTCGGCCGTGGAATGCCGCGTCTGCGGCGGGCGCATCCCCGTTAAACGCCGCCGGGCTGTCCCCGGAGTGCAGACCTGCGTGCATTGTCAGGAAGAACTTGAAGGAGCGGTGTTTTGAAGATCGAACTTGAGCTGTGGCACATGATCCTGATGCTGATCGCCTTCTTTGGCTGCGTCGGTGCGTTCGGGAAGATCCTGATCGCGCAATTCGAGAAGCGCCTGGATGAGCGCTTCGCCACGCAAGAAGCCTCACGTAAGGAAGCGCAGAGCCGGTGGGACGATGAATTCAAGAAGATCGAGGCCCTGGCGCGCAAGAACGAGCTTGATCTGCTTGGGCTCAAGGTGCATCTGGCGGAAAACTTCGTCTCGCGCCCTGACCATATTCGCGGCCACTCGATCCTGGAACTGAAGATCGACGGCCTTGCCTCGAAGTTTGAAAACGTCCTGCTCCGCGCCAGCGCACAGAAAGCGAACCCGTCATGACAGTCGATATCGGAAAAGTCCGGCGCGAAACCATCCGCTGGCAGATCCTGCTCACGCTCTACAACGCATCACCGATCGGCGCGTGGGAAGAGTTGGTGCTATCGGTGATTCAGGCCACCTTCCCTGATGCGACGCCGCTGGAGCTGCGCCGGGCGCTCGACTACCTCTCCGACCGCAAGCTGGTCGAGCTGGTCAAGCACCCGGGCGGCCGCTGGTTCGCCGACCTCACCCGTTATGGCACCGATGTGGCGGAATACACGGTCGATTGCGACCCCGGCATCGCGCGCCCCGTCAAGTACTGGGGCTAGGCCGCCATGCCGCGCCGCTCCAAGATCGAAGGGCTGCCCAAGGCCGTCAAGCAATGGCTCGACGTCGCGCTCGTTGATGGCAACTTCAGTGGCTATGAGCAGCTCGAAGCCGAGCTGAAGACGCGCGGCTTCGACATCGGCAAAAGCAGCATCCATCGTTACGGCAGCGCCTTTGAGCAGAAGCTGGCCACGCTCAAGCTCGCCAGCGAGCAAGCCAAAGCGATTGTGACGGCGACTGGCGACGACGAAGGGGCGGTGAGCGAGGCGTTGATGCTCATGGTGCAGGAACACCTGTTCAATCTGCTGAATTCTGGCGATGGCAAGTTTGATCTTCCCAAGATTGCCCGTGCCGTGGCCGATCTTGGGCGCACGACGGTAACGCAAAAGAAATGGCAGACGGAAGTCCGTGCCAGGGCCGCCGCTGCCGCCGATGCCGCCGAGCGCATCGCCAAGAAGGGCGGCCTGTCCGCCACGTCGGTCGCCGAGATCCGCAGGAGCATCCTCGGGATTGCGACGTGACCAACCCACTTGAATCCACCCTCACCCGCGAAGCGGCCAGTAACGCACCGCCGCCGGTGCTCCTGGGCTACCAGCAGCGCTGGGTAGCGGATCAGTCGCCGCTCAAGCTGGCGGAAAAGAGCCGCCGCATCGGCCTGACCTGGGCCGAAGCCGCCGACGACGCGCTGATCGCGGCTGGGGCGGACGGCTCCAACGTGTTCTACATCAGCGCCACCGAAGACATGGCCATCGAGTACATCGAGGCCTGCGCCATGTGGGCGCGCGCCTACGACCTGGTCGCCGGGCAGATCGAGGAAGGCATCTTCCACGATACCGACGCGGGCGGCGACAAGCAGATCAAGACCTACAAGATCGCCTTCCCGAAATCTGGCAGGCGTATCGTCGCGCTCTCCAGCCGCCCCGCCAACCTGCGCGGCAAGCAGGGCGTGGTGGTGATCGACGAGGCGGCCTTCGCGCCCGACCTCGCCGGTCTGATCAAGGCCGCCATGGCCATGCTGATGTGGGGCGACAAGGTGCGCATCATCAGCACCCACAACGGCGACGACAACCCATTCAACGAGCTGATCACCGAGATCCGCGCCGGCAAGCGCAAGGGCGCCGTGCATCGCATCAGCTTCGCTGATGCCGTGGTCGACGGCCTGTTCCGCCGGGTCTGCCTGCGCAAGGGCGCGCCCTGGACGCCGGCGGCCGAGGCCGCCTGGGTAGCCGACGTGCGCAGCTTCTATGGCGACGACGCCGATGAAGAGCTCGATGTCGTCCCGGCGCGCGGCGGCGGCACCTACCTGCCGCTGGCGCTGATCGAGGCGCGCATGGTGTCGGTGGGCGGCTATGTGCCCCTCGTCCGCGAACGCTGGCCGGCGATGTTCAGCTTGTTGCCCGAGCCGACCCGTGCCAATGAGGTCGCCGAGTTCTGCCGCGACCGGCTGCACGCCATCCTGCGTATGCTCGACGCCGACCGCCGCCACGGCTTCGGCGAAGACTTCGCCCGCGAGGGCGACCTGACCGTGATCACCGTGCTTGAAGAGGGCAAGGACCTGGTCATCCGTCCGCGCCTGGTCGTCGAGCTGGGCGGCTGCCCGTTCGCCCAGCAGCGGCAGATCCTCAAGTATGTCGTCGGGGCGCTGCCGCGCTTCGCCTCTGCCGCGCTCGACGCCGGCGGCAACGGCGCCGAGCTGGCCGAGTTCGCCGCTGACCAGTGGGGCCACAGCCGCATCGAGCAGATCAAGCTCTCGGACAAGTTTTATCTGGAACAAATGCCGCGCTTCAAGGCCGCGCTCGAAGACGCCACGCTCGACGCCCTGCCGCGCGACGACCAGTGCCGCGACGACCTGCGCGCCATCAAGAAGCATGGCGGCGTGCCCAAGCTGGGAAAAGCCAAGACCCAGACTGCCGACGGCAAGAAGGTTCAGCGCCATGGCGACTTCGCCATTTCGCTCTTTCTCGGTCACTACGCCATGCGGCGCGAGGTGGCACCCATCGAATTCATGAGCGCGGCGGGCGAGGTCGATCACCGCCCCGACCTCGACTTCACGGGATATTAAATATGGCCACACCCAAAACACCAGAACGCAAGGAAATCGCCACCACCCAGGACGGCCGCGACATCACGCGCCCCTGGGTGGACCGGCTCAACGTCAACCCGCCCGACGACAGCGTGCTGCTGGAACGCGGCGGCGGAGACTACAACCTGTACCGCGAAGTGCTGCGCGACGACCACGTCAAGGCCGCCGTCGAGCAGCGCCGTCGGGCCGTCATCGCCCGCCCGTGGGAAGTGCGCCCCGGCGGCCCCCGTGCCATCGACAAGGCCGCCGCGAAGTTTCTCGAAGAAAACATCAGCACCATCGGCTGGGACACCCTCTGCGAAAAGATGCTGATGGGCGTGTTCTACGGCTTCGCTGTCGGTGAGTGCCTGTGGGCACCCGACGGGCGTTACTGGCGGCTCGATGCCGTCAAGGTGCGCGACCGCCGCCGCTTCGGCTTCGATGGCGAAAACCGCCTGCGCCTCAAGACTCTGGCGCAGCCGCTCGGCGAGCTGATGCCAGAGAAAAAATTCTGGACCTTCGCTACCGGCGCCGACCACGACGACGCGCCCTACGGCCTGGGCCTCGCCCACTGGCTCTACTGGCCGGTGTGGTTCAAGCGCAATGGCCACCGCTTTTGGGCGGTCTTCCTTGAGCGTTTCGGCACCCCGGCTGCCGTAGGCAGGTATCCGAACGCGACCCCGGAGGCCGAACAGCGCAAGCTGCTCGAAGCCCTGCGCGCCCTGCGCCGCGATGCGGCCATTACCGTGCCCGAGGGCATCGTCATCGAGCTGCTGGAGGCCACGCGCAGCGGCACCGCCGACTACGCCACCTTCGTCGCCCAGATGAACGCCGCCATCCTGGTCGCCACCATCGGCCAGACCGCCAGCACCCAGGGCACGCCCGGCAAGCTGGGTAACGACGACGCGCAAAACGACGTGCGCATGGACATCGTCAAGGCCGACGCCGACCTGCTCTCCGCCAGCTTCAATGCCAGCGTGGCCAAATGGCTCACCGAGTGGAATTTCCCCGGCGCCGCCGTGCCTGGCATCTGGCGCGTCATCGAAGAGCCGGAAGACCTGAAGGCCCGCGCTGAGCGCGACAAGAATATCTTCGAGATTGGCTATAAGCCGACCCTGAAGTATGTGACCGATACCTATGGCGGTGAATGGGAAGCCGCGCCAACACCGCCCCCGGCCTCCGTCATTCCGGCGCAAGCCGGAAACCAGGCTGCGCGGGGTGCGCAGTTCGCCGCCTCCGCCACCGCCGACGCCATCGACCCCGTCGACCTGATGGCCGAGCGCCTCGCCCAGGCTGCCGATCCAGCCGTCGCCGCCTGGCTCGACACCATCCGCGCCATGCTCGACGCCGCCGACAGCCTGGAAAAGTTCCGCGCCAACCTGCTCGCCGCCTACCCGGATCTGCCCGGTGGCGACCTGACCAATCTCATGCAGCAGGCCTTCGCCGCCGCCGAGCTGGCCGGTCGGTATGAGGTCAGCCGTGAATCACCGCTTCCGCCGACCATCAACCTGACCGCCACCTTGCAGATGCCGGAAGGCTTCGCCGCCTTTGCTGCGCCGGCGCCAACCACCATCGAGAACCATATCCACGTGCCAGAACAGGCCGC